GCGCTCAACGTTCAGTGTTGTCGCCTCCGTCCATCTTGGCCCCGCAATGGCAATACGGCTGTCGTCTACTCTCTACTCTACCGCAACGTGAGCATCGGTAGTATCGTTCCGGCATGATGTGGTCACCGTCCAAGAATGATATCCACCGCCCATGCACCACCGGCACGGCATCAACTGTCGGCATATTGTCAATGTCGCATTTTTCCACATAGTCATCATTTGTTTCCCCGTAATCATTGGGGTATGATTTCCACCGGATTTTGTCTGCATCAATCAGCCTCATGGTCAGCACCTCCAAATTCCTCCTCGTACTGTTCCGGCGTGATAAGATCAATATCCTTTGCGGAATAGCCCAAGGTGTCGAGGCACAGCAGCTTCGCCAGTTTGTCTTTGTCAAGGGCCGCCGCAGCGTCCTCATAGGATACGCCAGGTTTTGCCTCAAAGCTGATTTGAGCGCCAAACGCCCCAGCCACGCTAAAGCAGATTTTGTATTCAGCCATGGTCATTTCCTCCTTTATTCCCATGCGCGCACTCATCAATCAACTTGTTCAGCCGTTTAAGCCCTTCTATGGTAATTAGGCCCTGTGCGTACAGGTCATCCTGCAAGCGCTTAAAGGCGTCTGCCGTGTCTTTGGCGCATGGAAAGCCTTCAGCAAAGTGTTCCTTTGCGAAAACGTCCGCTTCCGGCATGGGAGCCACACATAAACGGCTGGTGTTGTTAATGTATTTGCCCATTGTCAGTCCTCCTGTTCCATTCCTTAGCAGCATCTTCTTTCGTGTGACCTCGCCTTGCAACGGCCCCACAACTCTGACACTGCGCGAAATACCGATAGTACAAATACTCGTTATCATCCGCAAGTATCTCTACGCCCTTATATCCGCAGAACGGGCACGGCTTTAATTCAGTCATCCTTCATCGCCTCCACTGTCCTTTCAAATCTGATCTTCATTTGTGCGGGGCACAGATCAACCTCCGGCCTGCGCTTTCCTGTCCACCGTAGCCCGCCAGCTTGCCCCACGCACTTCCACCCGGCAGCCCGCAGGCTGGCCCCGTTTTCCGTGTCCAGAATATAAGTCACAAGCCGTTTATAGCCCATAGCCCGTGCCGCCCTCCACGCCGCCGCATACAGCATAGAGCAGGCGTTGCGAGTTCCGTCTGTGCAAAGCCGGTTGACCTCCAACGTCCAACCATCGTCCAGATGACGGGCCACCGGGCGCCCCACAATGGCAACCCCTACGATTTTCTCGCCATCGGACAGCCCAATGGAAAACTTATGCCCCACCACAGGCCCGTGGTGCCGGTGGTACTGCTCAACGTAGGCATTGGCTTCTCGCAGTGTCATGGGGCAGATTTCAAGCATTTTCTTGCCTCCTCCACCGGCATCCGTTACAGGCCCCCTCATGGGCCAGCGTGTAGTTTCCGCATTTCAGGCACAGTTCGTTCCGCAGTGCGTCAATTTCTTTCGCCCGCGCTTCGATCAAGTCAGCGGCTCCCGCCAGATCATCGCACAGGGTAATGAGCGTTTCCCACTCATTTGCCCGCGCCCATTCCGCGTGCTCACGCAGCGAATTTACGAGGTTTGTATCTCTCATAGTTCCTCCCTACATTTCTTCATTCAGCCAGCTTGCCCACGTCACCATGCGGGTATCATCGGCATTGGATAGCTTCTCTGGGTATTTCAGATCAAGTGAGCAGCCCTTTGCTTCCAGCGCGTCATCCACGGCTTTTTCGATCAGCTCACCCAATCTGGCTGCGTTTTTCGTGTAAAACTCAAAGTTTGTCATTCTTCGAACCCTCCAAGAACTTCTTGCCCCGGCAGAACGCCGTCCTCCATCCACCAGTGAAATACATCCACGCCGGAGCGCCAAGAGTATGCCTCCATGCCTCGTTCGATCCGTATTATCAACATTTTGTCAAACGAACGTATCCACGCTGCCTTGATCTCTGGATAGCGGGCAAATTCCATGATTCTGGTTTTGGATGCCATGGGACAGCCAATGCAGCCCACCCGGCAGAATCCCTCGCAGTACAGCGGATTCATGGATATTTTTTCTACGCCGACGTAATCCCAAATATCTGCCGCTTGCCAGTCCACAATGGGGTTCACCACCCGCTTCCCCTTGAGCTGGCACGTTTCAAATAATCGGCGATCCTCGTCGTTATCGTTTAATAGGATCAGGTTGTTTTGTGGCTTAGACGTTAATACCTCTAAGCCGCCACGGCGTTTCCTGGCCGTGGATTCAGCCCAGCGAACACCCGTAGCGATAAACCGATCCTTGCCTCCCCCCTCTTTAAGGACGGCGCAACAGTACCGCATCAGGCGTGTGGGCGGCATGAGCTTCTTTTGAATCAGTTTCCACATGGTCATACGGGAGCCGTCCGGCTGGACGTGCTTGTCCACGTCGCACTTGATGCCCTTGCATTCCAGCTGATAAAACGTATCGTACACATGGCGCACCGTCTCTGGAGCGTCCGCCGTGGTCAGGCTGTGCAATACCTCAAATGGGATGCCGCTGGCCCTTGCCAGATGCAACAGCACATCGCTGTCCTTCCCGCCGGAGTAGGTGATCACTAACGGTTTTTCAAAAAGCCGCAGGCTCATATCCGATGCCGCTTTCAGCCGCTCGATGGCGGTCTGCTCCAAGTCGCTCATAAACTCTCCAATCTCCAATCATCGTCCCGCACCTGAAACGCGTCGCCCAGTTGTACGGTGTCCGGGTAATTGTGCTGTGTGGTTTGGATGGCGTACTTGTCGATCTCGGTCGCATAGTAGGCAGTAACATTCACGCCCAGCTTGTCCAGCGCGATATGGCCGCAGCTCATACCGTCGTACATAGAAAGCACTTCCACCGACTCCTCCGTCAGTCCGGTAAAATGGCTCATAATGTGGGCGATCACACCCACTGTCCAGCCGTTGCCCAGCAGTGTAACTCCGATGTTCGATGGAACGCACGATGTATACCCCGCCGGTACTGTCTGTAGTTTTTCGCACCCTTTTGCATTGAGGGAAAAGATGGTTTCTCCAATCTTGTAAAGTCCCGTCCTTGCACCTCCCACTCCGGCAAGACCTTTAAGCGTGACAGACTTGCCGAGGATGTCATAAACCCTGACGGCCTGCCCGCCGCTGTCCCCTGTTTTTCCGATCTGCCACGTTGACGCGAATTTTGCGTGCAGGCCGGTTTTTAGCTTCTTAAACTCGCCTCCGTTATATGGCGCGAGATCATCAGCCGTCAGCACATCTAATAGGCACACGCCTCTGTCCTCCGGCTGCTCCACCGGCACTTGGCTGTATGTGCCGTCCGGGTTACGCTTTCCCACCCAGTAGAGCCGCTGGCGGTTTTGTGCGCTCACCAGGGCGCTGTTAATCAGGACAGGTTCCACGCCTAACTCCGCCGTGATCTGCGCCCGGATAGCGGGCGACATGGACTTGTTGTTTTCGTAGAGAAAAAAATCCGGCTTGTACTTGTCGCGGGCGATACGGTAGTTTAGAAATAGCTCCCAGCCGATGCCGCTGGCCTCTGTCTCGCGGTTCTTCGTCTGTGCGATGCTCCAATGTGTGCAGGGACTTCCGCCGATCAATAGTTTCATACGTCCTCCACCTCCGCAAGCCAGAACTCGCGGCGGCAGCCAGAGCAGTTGCCACCACTATATGTACATCCTCCATGTGCGTTCCTATGCGATGTAGAAATTGGAGAGGGGCACACTTTTAGCACACCAAGATCATCAATACTCGCATCCGGCCACTGCTTCAAGAACTCGCTCTGTCTGGTTTTGATGGGGTGCGCGACGGCCCACCGCTCGACAAACTTCACCGCCCCTACGTTATCTCCTGCTGCCCTATAATCGGTGTAGCGCATTTTTTCTTCGGTAGATCCCCTTTTGCTGAGACGGTCAACCTTGTCCAAAAACTCCACAGCATCCATCATTCTGCCTCCCTTTCCTCGTCCAATTCGTTGAAATACTGGCTCCCGCAATAGGGACAGCCCACCTTCCGAAACCGCTCAAAAAAGCAGTCCGGTCTCGGCTCCGACCGGTCTAAGATCATCGGCGCTTCAAACTCCGCACCGCAGGTTTCACAGTGATACATGGTGTTTTCCTTTCTCCGGGCGGTAAACATCACCCCGGTTCCACGCTTTTGTGGCGCAGTTCAGGCCGTGATACGGTCTGGTCCGCGCCCCGCAGGAAGCGCACACCACGGCGAAGTCAAAGGGTGGCACCGCGTCCTCCATCCGCTCCCCACTGTACATTCCGCACAGGGCGCACGGTCCCAGTGCCCGGTGTTCCCCCGCTCTCCGATTTCCCCTGTTCACAGCGTACCGCCTCCCAGTATGACCTTCGACAAAAGAACCGCCAGCAGCAGTAAAAAGCAAATTCCGCCGATCATGGCGGAGGTGTCCGCCCGCTCCCGCCGCCGCTGTTCTCTGGTTTTGCGGTTCTTCTCCGCCCGCCGCCGTTCAAGTTCCCAGTAGGCTTCCTGTTCCCAGTAATCGTTGCCGTGCTTCATGTCCCGCTCCTTTCGTTTCCGCATGGGAACAAAAACCGTCCCATGTCTCCCGGTTCCTCTAACGTGCCGAACCGCCGTTTGGTCACGGCGATTGGGAACTCTTCAATCTCGCTGGCCCATAGGCACGTTCCGTAGCCGTTCAGCTGCTCCCAGATCAGCGGAAACCCGCCGATACCATCAAACAAACTTGCCATAGTCGCATTTCGCTCGTAGTTTCCGCACAGCCGTTTCAACAGCCATTTCCACGGCGGCAGGGCGATGGAGTTTCCCAGTGCCTTATACCGGGGGCTGTCCGCACTTCCTTTCACTTTTATTTTGCGCCCGCGTTTATCTGTTTTAACCCAATCTCCAATATCTGTCCATCCGTCCGGGAACCCCTGTAAGCGTTCGCATTCCAGCGGTGTGAGACGGCGAACCACTCGATTCTGCACCGGGTATGTTTCCGAATCTTCCCTGAAATCGCAGTTTGCTTTTGCCTTTAGCGTGTGTGCAATATCCGGTACAGCCGCTCCGCATACCAGCATATCGTTGTAAGCATCCTGCCCGTTGTAGCTCCCCGGATGCGCTCCGGGCGATAAAGTTCCGGTTGTTTTCTGGTACGTCAGCGGAATCTGCTTGCCGCCGGTTCCCATCCGGGCTTGCAGACTGGGCGCTACCTCGCCGCAGTCCCGGATGACGTCGCAAGCGTGAGACATATCCAGCGCCACAAACGTCTGGCAGTGCATACCGGCCTCCGCAGCAAGTGACACTGCCTTACCCCCCACGTTGCGAACCTCTTCGCGCTGATTTTGCGCAAAAGCGATTACTGCCGGTTGGTACCCATGCTCCTGTGCTCTCAGCGTCCCGGAAACATCATGGCTCACGCCCATCATGCTACCGCCTTGATCGTTCAGGCACAGCACCGCCGGTTTGTTCCCCCCACACTCTGCGTTCAGCGTAGGGGCCTGTTCCTCGGCGTATCCGATGCTCCTGGCCTGTTCACTGTTCCCCAGCTTAAACCCGGCACACAGTACGGCTTCCTGATTCTGGCCGCTGTTTTCTCCGGCTTGCAACGTTGGCATCACACCGGCTTCGCTGTATACCCGCTTGCTCTGGCAATCCCACGGAGTAAGACAGTCCGGACCGGCGCATACAACCGGCTGGTTGTTCCCGCTCATGCCTGCGGAAGCGGTCAAGGTCGGTGCACGGTCATCGCTTCGTACCTCGGCCCCGCCTTGCTGAGTTGCCATGCAGAAAAGCGTCTGGTCATTCCCTGCCTTAATCGTTCCGCTTTTCTCCGTCTGGACTAAGGCTCCTTTTCCGCCTCCGTCGCATCCTCCCCGGATTCGGACTGCGTAAGCAGCACCGCTTTCAGCACCGGCGGCAGGTCCTTCCCACGCCGCTCCGCTCTCCGAAGGATACCCTGACACGCTTTTGCGCTCAAACAGTATTTCCCATGCGGTGTCGCCTCCAAAATCTGCGACAAGCGCGATTCTACGGCGACGTTGGGGGACTCCCCAGTGTTGCGCATCGAGCACTCGCCACGCAACGCTCCATCGTCCTCCCATTTCATCGTGGTATCCCCCCCAGGTGTTCCAACCTTTTTCAGGCACTTCAATATCGGGGGCTTCCGGTTCTGCGATGCGGATGGCTTCTTCGAGGACGGCTGCGAAGTCTTTTCCGCCGTTGCTTGAGAAGGCTCCGGGGACATTTTCCCAGACCATATACCGAGGTCGCACAAACTCACCTGTTCGCCCGCTTGCCATGTCACGTTCTCTCATCTCCTTGATAATCCGTATTTGCTCCATATACAGGCCGGAACGCGCCCCGGCAAGCCCTGCCCGTTTTCCGGCAATGGAAAGGTCCTGGCATGGGCTGCCGCCGATCACCACGTCCACAACAGGAGCCTCCGCTCCGTTGATTTTCGTTATGTCGCCTAAGTGGATCATTCCTCCACCTCCGCAAGCCAGAATTTCTTCCGGCACTTCAGGCAACATCCAACGCCGGGGCAATTCCCACGCAATACTGCATCCACTTCGCAGGGGGATATTTTAACGATCCCGGTATCTGGAAATATTGGCGCATTGGGAAACATCTCCAAAAACACGCTCTGGCGGGTTTTGATGGGATGTTCCTTTGCCCACTGTTCTACAATGGCAATAGCTTCTTCGAAGGCGTTAATCTTCTCTTTTTCCGGAGCGATACAACAACCTCCTTGCACATGATACAGTTTGCAATCAGCGCATTTCGTTGCTTCGCACATCCGTTTTCTTGTCTTAAAAAATTCCAACGCATCCATCTCATTCCACCTCCGCAGACCAGAATTGCCGTTTGCACTCAGCGCACGTATCGGAATTGCCTTTGTTGCAAGCGCCATTCCCATGCCTATACGCGGCTGAGATTGCAAGTGGGCATATCGCTATGTCACCGTCTTTTGAGATCGCCGCTTCCGGCCACTGCTCAAGGAACACGCTTTGTCTGGTTTTGGCGGGGTGCTCGGCGGCCCACTGTTCCACGATAGCAACCATCTTTTCTGGGTCTTTCGGTTCACCCAGCTTATAGCACTGCGAAACCCCCTTGTATGCGGCGCAGTTTTCGCAGGTCATTTCGCCAGTTTGATTTGCCTCGCACATCCGTGCTCTTTCCTTCAAAAATTTTACGGCGTCCATTATTTTTCCTCCCCTTCCTCGTCCACTTCGTTAAAATACTGGCTCCCGCAGTAGGGGCAGCCCACCTTCCGAAACCGCTCAAAAAAGCAGTCCGGTCTCGGCTCCGACCTATCTAAAATCATCGGTGCTTCAAACTCCGCACCGCAGGTTTCACAGTGATACATGGTGTTTTCCTTTCTCCGGGCGGTAAACATCTCCCCGGTTCCACGCCTTTGTGGCGCAGTTCAGGCCGTGATACGGTCTGGTCCGCGCCCCGCAGGAGGTGCACGCCACGATGTAGTCAAATGGCGGCGCCGCATCCTCGACCCGCTCCCCGCTGTCCAGCCCGCAGAGAGGGCAGGGTGGCAGCTTTCTCTTCCACCCTGCTATCCGGTTCTCCCTGTTCACGGCGTTCCACCTCCCAGTAGGACCTTTGCCAGGAGAACCGCCAGCAGCAGTAAAAGGCAAATTCCGCCGATCATGGCGGAGGTGTCCGCCCGCTCCCGCCGCCGCTGCTCTCTGGTCTTGCGGTTCTTCTCCGCCCGCCGCCGTTCCATCTCCCAGTAGGCTTCCTGTTCCCAGTAATCGTTGCTGTGCTTCATGTCCCGCTCCTTTCGTGTCTGGCCGTTCTTGGGGCCTCCCTCCGCAGCTTTCGTTTGCACCGACTTAGAAAATCCGCGTCCATATGCATCTCCCGACAAATGTCCGCCGGGTCTGTCCGTGCTTCCAGCAGCTCCCGCAGCTTCTGCATTTCCGCTTCCCGCAGAAGGGGTGGCCGCCCGCCGCGGCTGGTAGTCCGACCTCCGCCCGCGCAGTTCACGCATTCCGCATAGGGGCAGTGGTTCAGGCAGTAGTCGATCTGGCTCTGCCGGTCATGGGTGCATATCTCGATCCGGTCTTTCCCGTCTGCGCTGTCCCATGGCAGCACAGCCCGCACGATCACAGTTACGGTCTCCACCGGGCATATCTCCTTTCCGTTCATACCTCCCGCACGGTGATGTGCTTCATAGCCTGCATCATCTTCACCTTCATGCGGTAGGTCTTGTCTTTTTTCGTAGAGGGTCCCTTCACGTCCTCCACAACCAGATGCCATGTGCCATCCTTCCCCCGCTCCTCGTAGGAGAAGTCCGCCCGATACGTCACGGCGCGGCTTCGGTCGCCGTTGGCCGTGATGTAGCTTTCCTTCAGCGTGAATTGGGGTTGGAGCCGCAGATCCCGGATGGCCCCCGCCTTGCTGAGCAGTGCTAGCTCGTCATACCGGGCCGCCTCCTTGCGGCTGTCAAAGGTGTGCTCCGTTCCGTTGGGCAGGGTTCGGGCGGTGGGGTGGTTATGGTGCTTGCGCTTACCCTCCGCCGCCGCTTCCGCCTTTCCCTTCTCCTCCGTCACGAACCGGGCCATTACCCTGGCCGTCCGATCAATTTGCTGGGTCTGCATCTGCTGCTGTACCTGCTTCCGGTATCGCTCCGGCAGGCTGTTTAGGTCATCCAAACAAACACTCATCGCTTTTCCTCCTGATATTTCGGGCAATCCAGCACCTGTACCCGTTCCACCAGTCCGTCCCGATCCATACGGGATCTCCGGCGCACGGTCCAGCCGGGGACGTCCTCAAAGCGGACCTTTCCACTTTTTTCGTCCACCCGGCTCCATTCACACTGCCCATAGGCCAGCTTGCAGGGCCAGCACTTGTGCAGACTGTTGGAGGGGTCCGTTATCTCCTCCCGCGTCCTGCACCGCCGCAGGCAGCTTTCCAGCGTAAAATTACCCGCCATTGTCCCCGGCCTCCCCTCGGAGATAGGCCATCACCTCATCCCGGCTGCGCCGCTGGGGCCGTACCGCGTCCCTGAACCATTCCGGCAGCTTCACCGCCTCGGCTTCCGGTTTCGCTTCCGCCGCCGCCGGCAGTGGCTTCTTCTCAGGCGCCGCCAGTTTCTCCGACTCCGGCCCGGTGCCGATACGCTGTACCAGCGCCCGAACCTCCGCAGGCAAAGCGTTGATCTCCCGTTCCCGTGCGGAAATGGCCCGGTAGCTGCGCTGAAAGTTGCTGGACACTACGCTGTGCACCGTCTCCGTGTCCATCCGCGCCCACTCCCGCAACGTGTTTGGACTGCCCACGATCCGCTGTACCACCGGCGGGAACTTCTCAAATTCCTCCTCCGCATCGTACAGCCCGTTTCGGATGGCCCTTGCCACCAGACCCCACGCCTCGGCCTCCGTCATTTCCGGTTTTTCCGTCAGCAGGCGAAGTTTGGCTTTTACCTGTCCGATGGTGGGCGGGAAGCCCTTTTCGTCGCTTTCGATCACGCTTTTTACCGCCGCCGCCACCAGCGCCACCTCGTCATGGGCAAACATATCCGCCCACAGTTTGATGGCGTTGCGCATATCCGGCCCGGTGGTGCTGCTGTAAAACCGGGGATAGGCCGCCGTCAAAATGTCCATGATGATGCCTGTCTCCTGTCTGGTCATGTTGTGCGGCCCTCCTCCGCGTCCATCTCCGCTGCCAGCTCCGTCCAGCTTTTCCGGGGCTTGTCCGTCCGGGATGCCGCCGGGGTGGGCTTTCCCTTCCCTCTGTCCCGGCCTTCCCATGTGAGGAACTTCTGCTTCCAGTTCTTCACCGGGTTGCCCTTGCTGTCCCTCCACGAGCGGCCCTGCGCGTCTGGGGTGTTAAAATACTCAAAAAACCGACGGGGGTCCACCGTGCTCTGCCTGGACGCGGCGTAGGCTTCCACCTCTTCCAGCGTGGGCGGTACGAATTTCACCGCCGTCCGCTTTCCGCTCTCCGGTGCCTTTGGCTCACTGGGGGCACTGCCCCCCATATCTTCTGAACGTAGTGAAGAAGATATATCTTCTATATCTACTTCTCTTTCTTCTTCTGAAACAGCGACAGGTAGCGACTGGTCGGCATGGCGGTCGAGCGATGTGTCAGACGATTTTTCAATCAGCCGCTTTTGGCTTGCCCGCCGCTTCGCCTGATAAATCCGGTCCCGCTCCTTCTTTTTCTCGTAAGAATCTAACGTCTGGTGCTTCCCCCAGTTCGGGATCGTGATCACATCGTCTACAATCTCAATCATGTCGAACTGCTCAAAGGTCCGAAGGGCCATCCGTACAAGGCCAATGTCCCGCCGGAAGATGGACGCCAGCATTTCATCCGTGTACGCAATGCGGTTGTTCAGAATAAACACGCCGCTGTTGTTCTGCTTCCCAGCCAGCACCAGCAATTTGAACCAGATCACGATGATGCTGTCCGCACTTGGCATGGATTCGATCATCAGAACCTTTTCATCGTCAAAAATGTCCGTGGTAATCTTGATCCACTTCACGTCACTTGCCATGGCTTCGATTCATCCTTCCTAAATCTGCGGTACATAATCGTAGGGTTCGTCCTCTTCGAGCTGTTCCCACGGCAAAACGGCGTCCTCCTGACTATCAAGGAAACCCGCCTGACTGCCGCTGTGTTCCATAGGCTTCGCCGGTTCAGAGGAGCGCGGCTTCTCACTTTTTGCCGCCAGCAGTCCCAGCACCGCCGCCATCACCGTCTGCGGGGCCACGAACTCCGCGTGAAGCTCGCTCCACTCCTTCTGTTCCCCGTCACGGGTGGTGTAGCGCCGGGTTTTCCACACGCCGCACACCAGAACGGCGTCTCCCTTTTCCAGGCACGCCGCCATGCGGGTCACGTCATCGTCCCCCACGGCAGACACGTTCATGAACTCGCCCTTAGCGTACTTCATGCCAAATTCCGCCTTCGGCGTTCCCTTGGCTGTGGTTCCGGTTTTGACTTCACGGGTGACGGTGCCGGCACACATCATGTACCGGCTCCCGTCCTCCTCCCGCGTCTTAATGGAGATCAGCATGGTTCCTCACCTCATTCCCCAAAGAAGGTGGCCGCATAGTCCATACCCTCGTCCCGCGCCTTCTGAGAGGCCTCTGCGGTCTTTTCGAGCTTGGGTGGTGTAACCATACCGGATTCGCTCTCCACGGTCTCCTGATGGGCTTCCACAGCCGCAGACGCGGTCTCCACCACCTCTCCGGTAGATGCCACCGTGCGCTCCGGCATGGGCATATCAGGGATCATGCCCTCGTCCTCGGCGCTGGCTTCCTCCATGAGCTGGGTCTTGACCTCCGGGGACAGGGGCGCATAGCCGCTGTTCAGCAGCTGCCGCAGAATCGTCTTGCGGCACATCCGGTCCTGCCCGCCGTTGGGATCATACCAAGGGGAACCGTTCAGCAGCTTTTCCACGTCCTTGGGGTTCATCTCCCCACTCTGCATGGCCTTGAACTTCTCATAGCTGAACGCCTTGGAGTACCGGTCCGCATGGCGAAGGAGCCGGTCCATGGGCCAGTATTCAAAACGGAAGGTCCCGTCCTTCAGTTCGTAGTAACCGTAGTAGCCGATAATAGGCTTACTCTGCCGCTCCTCGTCGCTCTCATACTTGGCAAGGTTCACGATGGGCTTGCCCGTCCGGCGGCTCCGCCCCTCGATCTCGCCCTCACGAATGTCCGTGCAGTCGATGTCGGCATAAAACCCGGTGGACATGGCAAGCTGGATGTATCCCTTGTAGCCCAGAATGTACGTTGCGGTAGTCCCGTAGGGAACCACATAGTAGCCATGGCCGAAGATCAGGCCCATGCCCTCGCCCCGGAGGGCCGCCGCCACAATGGTGCTGGGTTCACAGGCTCTCAGCTGTTCGCTGGCATTCACGGCGGAGATCAGGGTGGAAGTCAGCCGCGCCGCCGCCTTGTCGCTCCGCAGAGCGCTCTGGATCATCTTCTGCATACTGGGGGCCGCAATGGCCATGGAAAACGTGGGCTTGTCCCGCTGGGTCTGGGTCGCAAAGCTGTTTGTTGCCTTCATGACAAAATTCCTCCCTTATTCAGTCCGCGCGGCCAAAGGCGATGCCGTTGGCCAGCATATAATCCCGCAGTCCGTTCAGCTGCTCCACAGTGCCTGTCACCCGGAACGAAAGGGTGACGGTCTGCGGAGCCGTGCGCTTCGGCTGTACCTCCGCCGCCGGTGCCGGTGCTGGTGCCGGTTCTTCCGTCTGAATGGCTCTGGCCGCTTCCACGGCGGCCTGCACCCGCTCCGCTCTGGCGGCTTCCTCCGCCGCCCGCGCAGCCTCGGCCTGCTGCCTGCGCTGTTCCTGTTCTGCCTTCCGCTGTTCCTCAATCTCCTTCACCCGCTTGAGCGCCTGATCCTTTTTCAGCACCGTGGGCAGATCGTGGCACTGCTTGTACTCTTCCAGCAGCGTGGTCTCGAACTCGCTGTTCAGGCCGCGGATGGCGGCAATACTGCTGTCGCACTTGCTGATCGCCACCAGAATGTCCTTGTGGGCTTGTTCCTCAGAATAGGTGGCGTTGCCCCACCGCTTGTCCAGAACCGCTTCCCACGGGAGAAATTCCGCAAGTTCTCCGATGCGCTCATCAAAAAAGGCCCGGATAGCGTCCAGTTTCTCCGTGCGGCGCCGCTCGTCAAAGGCTTTGATCTGGCCGTCCAGATTGGCGGCAGATTCGTCGCACAGGGCCGTCAGTGCCTTGCACTTCCCCTCAAAGGGGGCGTAGCTTGCCAGCGCCGCCGCCTTCGCCATCTTGCGGCACTCGTCGATGCGTGCGGCCACGGAGCGGATGTTGGCCCGGTACTTCTTCGCCGCGGCGATGCCGTCCTCCGTCACCACCATGCCCCGGTACGGGGCCAAATTTTCTTCCAGCCACGCCTGACACTCCGCGAAATTGGCGGAGATGCTGAACTCCTTCAGCGGAGTAAGATCCGTGGTAATGGCAAATTCCATTGCACTGCTCATGCGTCCGCATCCTCCTGTTCCCCAGTATCATAGGCCGTGATCTCCTTCAGCAGCGGCATGATCCGCTCGTCCACACGGCTCTCCGGCACGTTGATCTCCACCACCATGGCCCGCTTGTCTCCGCCCTTGGTGGGGGCCATCACCTTGTCCCCCACGTTCAGGGGCAGGCCCGTCCGATAGGTGAAGGTATTCCCCGCATACGCTTTGTGCAGGGGCTTGTAGTAACGAATGTTTACCAGCATCATGCGTCCTCCTCGTCCGTCTTATCGGCATCCTCCGCCTCCATAGCGGCAATGGCCTTCACAACAAGTTTCAGCTCGGGATGCGCCTGGAGAAGCCGATCAATCTCCTCCTGCGCCCTCCACAACAGCCTGCCCACAAGAATGGGATCTCCGTGGATGGAGGTGAGTACATGCGTATTCTCCTCATTTGCCGCAATGCAGGTAAACGCCGCAGAGTCCCTGTCCATCACAACCTCCCCGGACTCCACGCTTTTCACCGTGATGTGATACTGTTCCTGTTCCATATAAATTCTCCTTTTCATGTTTTATTTTTTTCGGAGTTGCGCGCTTTACAAAATCAAAGTCTGGGCGGGCATCGTCCCCGCCTCCACATGGCCCCAAAAGTCCGTTTCCTGTTCCAGCAGCCAGTTCAGGTCCGCCTCGTGCTCCCGCCGCTCAAAATCGTAGCGGCGCAGGGTGATATTGCCGGACAGATCATAGAGCGCCGCATAGAGCACGGCGAAGTCATACCCGGTGGCAAGCAGCTGGTGAAGGATCTGCGTGAAATAGTTCTCAGGAACCTGATCCCGCCATTTCGCCCAGTCGATTCCCCGGCTCACCGTCGAGGTTTTGATCTCCAAAATGCCCTTCCGTCCGGTGTCCGTCTCCGTCAGTTCTCCATCCAGCGTGGCAAAAAGCCATGGGCGGTCGCTCTGGTAGAGAATGTCATAGGCACCGTAGTAAAGCTCGTAGCCGGGATACTGCGCCATGAAAAAGTCCCGGATAGCCGGTTCCATTCGCCGCCCCAGCTCCACGGCCTCGTTGCCACCGAGATCAGGCGCGGCTTGCGCCCCGGTTTTCTCCTTCCACAGCGTCAGCGCCGTTTTCCATGGACTTCGCCCAATGGCCGCCGCCGCCTCGCTGCCGCCGATGCCACGGCACCGTCCTGTCAGCCATTGCGGCCGGTCCGGGAAAGTCAGTCGTACCAACTCACCCATTTTTCAGTTCCTCCCAATACCCCATCACGGTTCTGGCATAATCGCTGTGCCCCGGATGGCCGCTGTTGTAGGCCGTCAAGGCGTTCTCTACGTCATACCGGCTCAAAAGCTCCGCCATGTAGTCGCAGGCCACCCGGAAATTTCCAAAGGGGTCCATCAGGTCTGTGACCCCCAGCCGCTCCATCCGGGCCTTATGCCACCGGGGCTGTACCTGGCAGTAGCCCCAACTGGCTCCGCCGTCCCCCTTCACGTTCCGGTAGCCGGTCTCCTTGCGGATGATCGCCAGCATCAGCGTGTACTCCACGCCGCTTTCCTCGCAGGCCGCCCGGAGATAGCTTTGCAGGTCTCCGTCCAGCGGAACATCCGCCCGGAAGTAGCCGCTGTCAAACAGCGCCGCTTCGATCTTCTCGTTCTCGTAGTCCTCCTGAACCGGCGGGGCTGTCTCCGGATCCAGCTCCTGCCAGAGGACAAGTGAGGCGTACTCCACCGCCGGTGTCTCGTCCCCGGCCAGCCGTCCCGCCGTCACGGTGGGCGCCTCCGGCTCCGGCTTCCCGGTCTCCCGCGTCAGCCACAGTGCTGCCAGCACCAGCGCCACAGACACCCACAGCAGAACCGCTCTGCGGATGGCCTTCCGCCTCCGCTCCGCAGCTTCCCGCCGTGCCACGTGAAGGGCGTTTTCCAAGTGGGCTTCCCACGCGGCCTCCGCCTCGTATTCCTCAAAGGTTTTCATCAAATTTCCGTCTCCTTACAGCAAAAACAAAAAGCGCCGCCGAATAGACACCGGTCTCCCGGTTCCATCAGCAACGCTCTGCTCCTCTGCCCCAACGCTTAGGGACAGGCATCTCATTCACTTTTCCCATAGGCTTACTTGATCTCGTCCCGCCGGACGCGGATTACCTTCACACCGTCCTTCACCGGGATCAGCTCCACCCGGTCTCCGTGGGCCAGTGCCTTTTCAATGGCTTCCAGCGTCTTGGCGCTGACATACTTTGTTCCCTGTATCATGGTTTCCCGACTCCTTTCAGTAGCGGATGGCATCCCGCAGCTCCTCAATGGGAATGTCCAGCGCCCGCCCCAGCTTCAATAGTTCCTTCAGCGAAAAATCCTGCGGTGACTTCTTCCGCGACCGTAGGGTCTGCGGCGTCATGCCCGCTTTCTCCGCCATGGTGCCGATCGGCATCCCCATGGCGGCCTGTCTGCCCCACAGCAGAGAGATCAAAACCTCGTCATTGGGCTTCCGCCCCAGCTTTACCCGCGGCATCCCGCCGCCTCCTTTCGTGGTTAGTAATCAACTGAATCAGGCTGATTGGTTCCATTCCTAAGTCCAGTTATATAGTTGCGAACCGCAATCGCCAACTCCAACAAGGAGTTGCACTTTAGGGCTGAAACCTCACATGTGGCTTCAATCAGAATCTCTTCTGCCGAGTCATATTCCCCAATTCGAGCAAAAGTGGAGGCATCTGCCAACTTGCTTGCAACCTTGCCAAACTTTGCAAACTGCTGTTCCAAGGTTAACCCATCAAACGCAGAACTCCAAAAAACGTTTATATCCTTATCTGCCATGGTTTGCCCCTCTGGTTTCACAGCTTTTTTCTCCAAGAAACTTGTTCACGAAATAGATCTGCGCTTTTGGGGTTACTTTGACGGTCTTGCTCACCGTCACCGTCCCGTCCGCATGGGTGATCGCCGTTTCCTTGATAGTGAAAAGGCCCATCTCCATACTCCGCTGCGTGGGCATATTGTAGTCCGAACCGGAGCGTCTAATGAGATACCCGTTTTCCCGCATCCAGCGGAACAATCTCGTCCCTCCAATGTCCACGCCGTTCTGCCGGAGCAGTTTTGCCAACTCCCCAACAAGGATAGAGGTGTTGGACGCCGCCACGCTGTCCGCAAACAACACTTTAGGCCGGTTCTCTTCCGCCTTGGCTTCCAGCACCCGGCGCTTCTGCCGTTCCTCCTTCAAGGTGGTCGCAAGCTGGATGATGTAGTCCGGGTCAGTCAGCGTCCGTTCGATCACGTCCGGCGTCATGTAGGCCCCATGTTTGCGGATGATGGGGATCACCTCATGCGTAATCCAATGCTTAAACTTCTTCGCATTCGGAAGTTTGCTGGACAATACCAGTGAATAAAGGCCGCTTTCATTGATAATCCATCCGCCGCGTTGCCCGAGGTTTAAATTCAAACTCGATAACGATTCGTTATTGAGTTTATCTTCTGCATCCACATGGTCTGATAGCGCCTTGCTTGGATTTGCATATCCGAGAATTTCTGCCACATCCTTACCTACGAACCAAGGCTCCCCATCCATTTCAATGATCCTGATCTCCCCAAACTCCGGGTTATTGAAAATCTGCAATTCATTCATTTTCAGTAACCTCCTGTGCGGCTTTCTCAATCAGTCTATCAAGCGCCGCCCGCAGCTTCGCCTCCGCTTTCGGCGCGTCCGTGTCCTGATTGAGCACGGTGCTAATGTACTTAGGGTTCATACCAGCCTCCGCCGCAACCTCTTTGATCGTCAATCCGGCGTTGTGGATCTTCCCCACCAACTCGCCGGTCCATTTTGCAGGCATTAAATCTTACCTCCTTCATCAAAAATGTTGACTTTGGTTAGATTCCATGTTATGATGCAAGTGACCAAACCAGCAAAATCCATCAACCTAACCGCCGTCAAATTAACTGACCAAAATCAGTTTATACACTTATAGTACCTGACTGCGGTCAGATTGTCAACCTGCTTTTTCTGATTTTGGTTAGTTTCGGCATAATGATCAAAATCAGGGGGCAAGACTTATGTTTTATGACAGATTTAAACTGCTGTGCAAGCGGAAAGGCATTTCCTGTACGAAAGCAGCTACGGAAAATGGTTTCAGCAACTCTACGCCGACTAAGTGGAAAAAGACGGCCGCCACGCCGGAGGGTTCTACCATTTCCGTTTTTGCCGATTACTTTAAAGTCCCCGTAGAATATTTGATGGGCTTAACCACACAATCTCAAATCGACGAATACACTTTCCGCTTGGCGGAGCTGGAAAAAGCGTTGAAAACCGCCACGGAGGAAGATGCGGACAAAATTGCGCTGGAAATCGACGTCCTGCGGGAATCCCTCAACGACCTGACCTTTAGCCAGAACATCGAGGCTGCGGCTGACCGTCAGGCCAAAAAAAATACCCGCCCCGCCAAAAGCGGGACGGGCAGTGGTTACGCAAAAGCCATCTATGAATTTGTCGATTCCTGCGGAGAGGATCAGTTATCCGACCTTGCGCAGTACGTTGAGTTTTTGAAAAGCCGTCAGGGGAAGCCTACTACCTGATTCCCAGTTTACTTCGGTGCGCCGAACGCCCCGCATTGAATGGCTTCCCACAGCTTTTTCATGCTTTCATCCGACAGTCCTTTGATCTGGTGCTTCAATTTCTCACGGAGACCCGCGTCGGTATGAAGGTCCGCTTCTGTTGATTCCATTTCTACACATACAAGTCCTTTCTCCCCATCCTTTCCGTTTTTTCTTCCGCCCCCCTGAAGCTGTGATGGAGAGCCGCCGCCCCAGCCACGAAAGCGGCGGCCCATAGCAGACCCGCCGCTTGGGGGTGCGGTAGGTCTGCTTTTATCGTACCATCAAAGCCTCAAGTTTGATAGTCTTAATACACACGATTTCGGTGTTGATACACACAATTCCGATTGCTATTTCGCACATTTTGTCAATTTTCAACAAGGAGGTACTCTATGTATGCTGTCATTGATTGACCAGTGCCGCGCGGTAAAAGAAGAAAAACACATCACAAACAAGGAAATCGCGGACGGCAGCGGAGTTCCTCTCAACACGGTGAACAATATGTTCCGTGCCACCACCCATTCCCCTACGTTGGAAACTCTCGGCCCCATCTGCGTTTTCCTCGGAATTTCCATTGACCAGTTTTTAGGGATGAAACCAACGGAAGATTCTCCGCCACCGGAAACCATAGAGGAAATCGTAAACCGGGAACTGGATGTCTACCGTCAGGAGATCAACGGCCTGAACGCCCAGAACGAACTTCTCCGGGAATTTGTGGAACGTCAGTCCCGCGGCATCCGCAACCGGGACCGTCTTTTGCGATGGATGTTGGTCCTTTTGATCTTCGTCGTGGCTTACGCCGTTTATCTGGACCTGCACTGTCTGGAATTTGGGTTCTTCCACGGCTGATACACACGGGAGGTGTGCGCATGAAATGTAAAAACTGTAAGCGCGTCATTGACGATGATTCTATCTTCTGCAAGTGGTGCGGCGAACGCCAGATCAGGGAGCGCAAAAAGAAGGACGAGATCAAAGTCCCCTCCCCCACGCAGCTTCCATCCGGTATGTGGCGCATCCAGCTTCGTCAGGAAAAGCAGTCCATCACGGAAAAGACACCGGAGCTGTGCACGGCCAAAGCCATCGCCATCCGCGCCGGCTTCCTTGAGGTCAAAAAGCAATCCGTTGAAAAGGGGCTTACCCTGCGTACCGCCATTGACCATTATATTGACCGGCGGCAAAATTCCCTTTCCCCGACTACTATACGGGCTTACCGCATTGTCCAGAAAAACCGCTTCCAGAGCGTGGCGGACCTACCCCTTCACAATGGGATCGACTGGCAGAAGGTGTGCGATAACGAGGCGCCGCTGTGCAAATACAAGACGCTGAAAAACGCTTGGCTGTTTGTCGGCTCCGTCCTGCGGGAAATCGGGCTGGATGTCCCAAAGATCAAACTCCCCCAGCAGGAGATCCACGAGCGGAAATGGCTGGACCCGGACCAGATTCTCACCTTCTGCGACGCCTGCCGCGGCAACCGCATTGAAACGGAATCTCTGCTGGCCCTCATGAGCCTGCGCCGCAGTGAGCTGCTGGCTCTCCGATGGAAGGATGTCGATCTGGACCATCACTGCTTTACTATTAACCAGGTCTTGGTCCCCAATGAGCATAACCAGTACGTCATCAAAAACTCCGCCAAAAGCAAAACCTCTGCCCGGACGGTCCCCATCCTGATCCCCCGCCTCGAGGAACTTCTCGTAAAACCGGAGGACGCTGCCCCCGACGATCTGATCTCTCACACCGCCCCAAACTCGCTCATACGATCTATCAATCGCATCTGTGCAGATGCCGGATTGCCGGAGGTCGGCGTCCATGGCCTTCGCCACAGTTTCGCTTCCCTCGCCTACCACCTTGGCTATCGGGAGGAAGAATGTATGCGCATCGGCGGCTGGTCCGATTACACGGTCATGCACGATGTCTATACCCACCTCTACCAGAAGGACATCGAGACCAAGCAGGACAAGATGTACCAGTTCTACGAAAACCGTGGAAAAGAAAAAAGCGCGGACCCGGACGAGACTTCCGACTCATCCTGACCCGCGCAAAATTCGTGAGTAATTCCGTGAGTAAATTTTGAGATAAAACCCCTTTGAAAAGCAATTTCTATTTACCCTATGGAAAATATTTTTACTGCCCTAAAACGCCTGTAACCGTTGATATATAAAGAAAATCCTGCAATCTCAACGATTGCAGGATTTCTTTTATCTGGCAGCGGGTGAAGGATTCGAACTGTCCCAAAAACGCCTATGTGGCTTTATTTCCAACGGTCTGAAACTTCGTGAGTAATTTCGTGAGTAAATTTAAGCATTTGCATCGTCCACATAGCACCAGCTTTGGGGTGGGCGACCGATAACCCGGCCATCACAGTCCATTTTGGTGTAATTGTAATAAGGGCAGGCACAGCAATCGGAATCAACTCTACATAGCGTCTTGAACTCGCTTAATTCTTTCGGCGTATCATAAATGCGCAGATCAGAGATATGCCACGCAAAGCAATTCTTCCCGCCTGCGTATGTATGGAGCTTCGCTTCTGTAAGACACGCCTGGTTGACAAGCTCCTTTTCAATATTGTGCAGTCCTCCGGACAGCCTCTTCCAATCATCCATACAGACGTTATACAAGGGCGTGACACAATCGCATACGAATTCTCCAATGACCTTGCCGTTTCCTATGGCACCGCCCACCGGGATTGCCGCATCCACATCCATGCAGGCAATCAGGTTTGTGCCCGTCTGATTCTGCATAAACGCAAGGTGCTTGTCTCTTGTGCAGTAGATATAGCACTTAAACGGCGTTTCCAGCTTCGGCTTGGTCTTGCGGACTTCGATAGTCTTTTTACCGTTGACGATCTTCTCCACCCACTTTGGGCGAATGCTGATAAGTACGGCTTTACTCATTCTGCTTCCCCTCCATCGGATTGTCGTATACATTGCCAACTACAAGCGGACCTCTGCGTGGATCGCACATCCAATATCCGCTCGACGGGTTATATTCCACTAATTCCGGCTTGTTTGAGAGCCGCCGCGGATTTGTCGAAATCACAAAGTCACCCTCGAAAATCTTCTTACCATTCGTGTCCTTTAGCCCGGTGTATTGTCCGACAGTCACAGGGTCTACATCCGCTCTCAAATGCTGGTTTGGAAGTCCCCAGTCGGTCATCCGGTCAAAAACGATGTAATGTTTGGTGTTGTCTGGGTGTGCGGCATAGTTCCCTTGGAAGCAATAGGTCGTATCCGAAAGAGCCATGTAGTAACCCTCGTACCATGTTCCGCTCTCGGGGTCTTTTCCCCGAAATAATATCTCACGCATTCCGCTTGCCCTCCAATACTTTCTCCGCCTCTTCGCTTACCGCAGTAATTCTTCGATGTTTCACCAGATCACAGAACACATTGTAATCCATGTGAAACACAATTCCGCAACTGCTGCAATAGCGAATTGCAAGTTCTACATCCTTCATAAGTCGCGGACTGTCGATGTTTTCCTTGCATAGCAAAGTGCGCCCACTGGTAAATGGCAGCACCACCAGCCGACAGTCTCTGTCGGCGTTGACCAGCTGGCGGAAGTTGTCCAGTGCCTCGCTGACTTTCTGCTCACCGATCAAGTCCTCCAAAAACACCCAATAGGCGTGGAACTCCTCCGGCGTAAGCCCCGTCTCTTCGTAGGCGGCAAGGCGGTTTGCCGCTTCACCGCTTCCGCAATGATAAGACCAACACCCGTATTCTTCGTTCCAATAGGTCAATCGCTCCATCTGATTACCTCCAAACCATGTCGCATTTGTGGACTGCGCAATCTGTCAAAATAGCCTTGAAATCCCGGAACATGGCGCAGTCTTTTCTTCCAGAGTAGCCGTAGTGAATTTCATCATCATAGTCTCCAATCACCTTTAGGATCTCCTTGCAGGCCCCATAGCGGATACTACCGCCAACGTCCGGTTGAAGCAGAAAATCCACTATTTTTACGGAAACCTTTTTCTCTCGGATTAGCTCTTCTGTCCTTTTGTCGAAGGCATCAAAATACTGCTTCCGTGCTTCTCCCATAAAGGGGGCTTTGTCAATGCCCTGATAGTGATCCCAAAATACACCGCCGTACAACTCTGCGACCTTATCCCTCAGTCGCTTAAATCCAAAATAGCCAAGGTCAATGCTCCGCCCGGTTTTCCGGCATAAAACTGTCATTCCCATTTTTATCTCCCCATCTCCATTTTTTCCAAAAACTCATCGATCCGGCCCTGATCTGCCACAACAACCTCTTTCCCAATCTTCTCGGCGTAGGCTCGCTCCAACCGTGCCCCGGAACTCTCACGCCAGTCTGGCAGCAAAACCACACAGTCCGCACAGTCGATCATGGAAAAGCAGATACGCATATAATCGCCCTGCTCCATGCCGGAGGGGAGATTCGCCGGGTTTAGGACACAATGTCCCATGGCAGTGAGGACCATCTCCGCCTTGGCGAACTTCTCCCGATAGTTCTTGTCGCCGGTGATCTTCCCGGCAATATACACACGCAGGTGTGCTCCAACCTGAACGTCAAACGCCCGCTTCGCGGGGCGCTGCTTACTTACAACTCTGATGTACTCAATCATCCTTACTCTCCTTTGCATCCCGCATACGCAGTTCATTGACAGCATCCACAAGCTCGTTCAGTTTCCACAATATAGCTGTTTCGTCTGTGTAAATTAGTTTGTCGATCTTTGGAACTTGAACTGACTGGGGAACTTGAACTGCCTGGGCAAAAGTATACTGTCCAATGCGTTTGTAACCCGGAAACCCTTTCTCATACTCGTAAGCTGTGATGTAATCGCCGTTGCCGTCCGTATATAGGACGAAAGGTTCGTAGAAACCGCGCGCCTTGCACTGCTCACATTGGCAGATGGACTGAATATAACCGACCCGTCCAGTGACATCTTCAACGTAGTCCCCAACACGAAAATCATACTTCATCCCAAATGCCCCTCCCCACTCAGCAGTAAAATTATTGTATAAATGCTTGCACAAATTGCGAACGTGCCAAAGGCCCCAAACATTGTAGCGTATAAGGCACATTGCAGCGTTAATTTAGGTTTGTACTCAAGTCCTTGTTGTTTAAGCAAGTCTTTCACATAGAAAAAGATTTTACGGAAAAGGAAAAGAAAAACGATGCCTGATAGAATCGCCAGTTTAGCCATTTTTATTTCCCGCTCCCATCTCCGGCCGCGTCAGCGGACGGTACACCGTCTGAATATCATTCTTCCAGGGCGTCAGCCATACGCACCACATCACGTCCATCAGCGGACTTCCCTTCTCTCCGGGCATCCGCTTTTTGAAAAAGAAATCCGGGCGCCACGTCAGCGGCAGAATGTAGCTGGGCGGGATCTCGTCAAACAGCTTCCGCCGGCACGTTGCGTTCCAATACTGCGACTTGAGCAGGAACGCGAAAGGCTTGCCCAGCTCCGCTGCTCTGCGGATAAACGCCTCCGCCAGTGAAAAAGGCGGGTTCGTGATGATCCAATCCGCCGCATCAATGCTGGACTTCAAGAAGTCCGTCCCATCCAGAATGTCCGTTGTATAGACGGTTTCAAAGTAAGTTTGAAGCACACTGGCCATATCGCCCTCTCCCGTTGCCGGTTCCCACACGGACGTTGTGCGCGGAAGATTCAAAAAGCGCATAAGTGCCACCGTCACATCCGGCGGGGTGGGATAGAAGTCTGACTGACTCCGCCCATACGCACTGTTCCCGCCAGCTATTCTGCTTGCATTCAAACTATCCATATTCAACCTTCCGTAAACAAACTGATCTGCGCCGTGTGTTCCGCAAAGCGGCGCTCTTGAGCCTGAAAATAGTGAGAGTCAATCTCACACCCAACAAAATCAAAGCCAAGATCATAGGCGGCTATGCGGCTGCTGCCGCTGCCTAAGTGGGTGTCCAGTATCTTGTCCCCCGGCTTTGCGTACTTCTGCAAAATCCATGTGTATAACGCCACCGGCTTCTGCGTCGGGTGGATGCGCTTCTCGTTCAGCGACTTATTCCCCTGCTGGACTGTCCCCTCTGCAATACTCTTCCCCTGGAACATCCCATTCCACATATAGCGGAATAGACGGACGCTTTCAAAGCAGTTCGTCGCCGCAATTTCGCAATCGCTGAAGCTGCTCTCCCCATTGCACTTGTCCCACACGATTCGCCCGTGAGAAAACACGAAATCAAAGTAGTTGCAGCCCCATACGATATAATGCTTTGACACTCTGTCCAATTCATCAAAAAATTCTGCGTCAGGTATATCCCATTTAGGGGACACAGGGTAATCCCGTTTCACCCCAATGGGGCTGATCTTACAGCCATAATAGCCACGCCGCTCCGGGCCGCTGAAATATGGAGGGTCTACCACAGCCAGATCAAACGCCTTGTCCGGCAGCGTCCGCATATACTCCATGCAGTCCATGTTATAGGCTACGTTCAATCCTTTTTCCCTCCCTCAATCACGGTAAATGCCCCTCGGCGTTTGACCGCCGCACGAGCCTCCTTCTGCTTCACCTGTTCCAGATACTCTTTATACTTCGCCGGCAGGCGAAATTTTTCGCACGATTTTCGCCACTGGCTCCGCTTCGTATAGTCCCCATCGAACCACTTGCACTCATCACAGCAATAGCAGACGTCCTCCACGTCCTTGATCTCTCCCGGCGTGATGTATGCGCTGAATAACTCGCAGTTATAGAGACAGTTGTTGCAGACACACCCATAACAGCTCATTTTGCATCTCCATCAGCCGGAACGTTCTTATCCGCAAAGTAAAGAACTCCTCTGCCGATATGCCTTATAAGCATATCAAGCTGCCAGTGCATAAAGACTTGTTTATGGATCGTCTTTCCAAACCAGAAAAAATACTGCGTCTCCGGGGAATTCAGAAAGTCCTCAATGCTCTTGACCCGCGCCCCCTGCCTGTATTTCCGCGTATATGCCATGTCTCTCAACCTCCTGTTTTTAGATGTGCTCCTATCTTTAGCATAGCAACCCCCTCCAATAGGGTTTTTGCACGCCAGTTTCACCTACCGCCTACCAGCACGTCACCTACCGACCGCCTGCGCCCCGCCCGCGCCGCGCAACCTAAGTACGTATTCCCCACATAAGCGAAGCGTTTTTATAAAAATTTTTTTGGACCCCTTTTTGACTTTTCCGTTTTTTGCCCCCGGTTTTCTAAACTACCCCCCCTATATCGGGAGAAACGGGCACGGGTGTGAGAACATGGGTGGAGGGGGAAGAGTTGTGGAGAGATTCTGCGCCGATCCGGTGGCCAGGTCTGTAAACCACCCCCCCACCCAGCCGGGGCCGTGGTCAGCTGGTCAGCTGGTCAGCCGGTGCCATTGGAGCGGAGGCGGGGCCGCTGGGCGGGTCTCGGAGAGGGTAAAAACCTGTTGCAATTGCCTAAACTGTTGCCATAATAAGCAATTATGGCAACAGTTACCGCCTTTTTTGGTGGTAAATGCAACAACAGCCAATGCCGCCCTTGTGCAACCTGACGAAAGACGGCGGGAGCCGGGGCCGCGGTCGGTTCTCTGGCCCTCGGTGCCGGTGGTGGTGGCCGTCCTCCGATGGTCGGCGGCTGGTCCGCTGACGGTGCCCGGTCTGGCATGGTCGGCGGTGGCCGTGGTGGCCGATCCGATGCAATCAGCCGGAACAGGCCCCCGGCGGTGACTCCTCCACCCCTTCCCCTTTTTCCCTTGTCCATTGCTTCCGGTCCTGCGGGAGTGCTCCGCGCTTTTCTTCATCCGGGTAAAGCGTCCGGGGGTTCTATGGGGTACGTTTTAGAGTACTATAATAGACCGCGCCCGCAATAAACGCGCCCGCGCGCATAGGGGTTAAAAATAGCCGCCTGGGGTGGCGTAGGATGCAAGCGGCTGCGCGGCGTGGGTCTGTGGTGCGGTGCTGGGCGGTATTGCTCAGAGGGCACGAGAAAAGCCCGCCGGGGCGGTTCCCGGTGGGCTGGTGGTGGCGGGTGGTATTAGGTTAGAAACAGTTCGCCGTTGATCTCAAGGCTGACGGCCTCTTGTTTCATCTCGCGTTTGATCTTCTGGCAGATGGCGACGATTTCGGCGCCGTGGCGCTCGATGTCCTCCGCTGCGGCGTTGCTGTAAACGATGGTGACGGCCTCGCCCACGAGTCCGGCGGACTGGCTCACCCAGTAGCCGCGGGCCTCGGTGGCGGTGGCTCCGCCAAACATGGCGGATAGCTTCGCGGCGACTTCCTCCACCTGCTGCCGGTTGTCGGTGGGGTGGTCGGTGTCGGTGGTGCTGGGCACGTAGATAGCAACGCGGGAGTCCAGGCGGACAACGCCGGGGATCGTGTCAAAAAAACTCTTTTTCATTTCGTGTTCCTCCTCTTTCTTATGCGGTCGCCCGTGTGCGGCGGTTGATCTCTGCGAGTGCTGCCCTTACTGCGGTTTCATCTTCGGCGTATGCCGTGCCGGAGATCGTCCCGCAGGCCCTCCGGTATGCTGCCCGGTCATCAGCCCAGGCGATCAGCTCGCGGAGCTTGTCCATGCTCATTTTGCTGTAATCCATTTTGTGATCCTTTCCGGGGCGGTGCCCCTCTGGCCCGGTGGGCCTCCGTGGTGTTGTCCTGTTCTTTATGATCTTATTATATATGGGTAAACCCCATATTTCAATAGTCAATCCCTACAAAAGTAAACCCCATATTTTGTATAATATTTATGGGGTAAACCCCTTGCTTTTCTGTGCCCGCCTCGCCTATAATAATAGATGTTAAGAGGATAGCACACCTTCCACCGGACCGGCGGCCGTTCCGCCGGAGAAAGGACAACACCATGAGCAACTATTATATCAGAGATGCGGCCCACGCTGCCGCGATCCTCGACGAGTTCCGCCGCTGCGGTGACTGCGGCAACTGCGGACTAAACACCCCGGAGGGCTGGCGCTGCTCCCACATGGCGGAGCAGGCCGAAAAATACTTGAGAGATCACAGAGAGGAGGCCCGGAACAATGGCTAATTTGTTTGAGCGGTACGAGGCCCAATATGGCCCCGCCGCGAGTGGTTACCTTTACACGCTGGGCGGTGATCCTGCCGCCATCGTGGCAGAGGTGGAGCGCAACCAGGCAGCGCCGGAGGCGGACCCGCTCGCGTTCCTGGCTCCGCTGGTGCCCAGCACCGAGCCGGAACAGGACGCACACAACGCCATCATGCGCGAGATCCAGCGGCTCTATTTTCTGCCGATCTCCCGCGCTTCCGCTCTGGCCGTGTGTAACGTGCTCGGCGAGGCCGGCGAGCTGATCCCCTTCCCCGGCCTGCCGGATTTCCGCTTTAATGCCTGGACGTTTAAAAATGCCTGGAACGATGCCCACCCGGATGAGGCACGGATCACCGTTAACGGTGCCGCCCTGTTGAGCATCTGACCCCCCAGAACAGCGACCCGGAAAAACTCCGGGCCGCTCCCCCCTATGAAAGCGAGGTAAAACCATGCCCAGACCCAGAACCAGCACCACCAGAACAGACGCCCAAAGACGGGCGGAAAACAAGTATAAAAACAAGGCGCAAATTGTGCTTGCTTGCCGGATGGACCGCCAGACGGGGGAACGCTATAAGGCCATTTGCGCCGAACGCGGCACCACGCCCAACGCCGAAATCAAAGCCTTTATTTTGTCCCAGCTTGGCGAACAGCCCGCCGACTAACCCCAAAACGCAGAACAGCGACCCGGAAAAACTCCGGGCCGCTGCTTTTTTTATGCCGTTTTTTAATCCGTCACGCGCTCGCCATTGGGCAAAATGAAAGATGTTTCAAACCCACAGCCAACGGCCCCGGCAACGTCCTTCAGATCCGCAGGAGTAAACCCCTCCCGCTTCATTTTTTGTGAAAACGCCTGCGGGCTGCTCCCGCAGCGCCTCGCCAACTCTGAAACACTGATCCCCAGCTTTACGCATAAAATTTTGATCTGCTCCGATGTCGGCACAATATCACCCCTTTTCACTTTTTAATATAAACGTTCCCGTTTGCATTGTCAACTATTGTTTTTTGAAAATAAACGGTAAAATTTAAATTTACCTATTGACATTATAAACATTATCGTTTATACTATAAACATCAAGGGAACAAAACGAAACCGACAGGAGGCCCACACTATGAGTTTTCCCCTTTTCATCCTCATTTTGGGCGCTGGCACCTTCGCCCGCCTGCTGTTCTGCGTGGTGGATCTCATCGAGGGCCGCCGCTAAATCAAAATCAAGGAGGATCACAAAATGGCATCCATCGAACGCAAGATCAACGGCACCTTTTCCCCTGTTCCCGGCGGCTACGCCCAGCAGATCAACGAGCAGACAACACTTTTTGTCCCGGACGCTGCCGCCAGCCGCTACGACCCCGAAACCGGCGAGCTGTTCGGCTACGCCCCGGACTACGCCGCATTAGAGGCAGAAAAGGCCCCCGCCGTGCAGGCCGACAAGCCCGGCGAATACGTCTACTGCTACGAAATGCAGCAGGCCCCCACCGGCTGCGACTTCGCCGCCGATCTTTCCTACTACGGCAAGCATTATTTTCTCCGCCCTCTCCGCGACGGTCTCCCTCAGCTCCACGGGCGCGGCATCAGCTACGACGAGCAGCGCAACACCTACACCGTCACCACCCGCGCCTATGACAAGCTGAAAGAGCAATACCGCATCCGTTACGAAACCTGTCTTGACTGACCACAAAACCGGACACCTTGGAGCCGCCGCACCGGGCAAAGCGACGGCACCCCAGAAAGCCAAAATCTACACATTCAAAACACAATTTCAGGAGGTTTTACCATGAACGACAAGAACAACCGCCCCATGAAAACCGGCGACGTGGTGGAGATCACCGGCGCATACTTCAAGAATGACAACGGCCTTTACTTCGTCGAGCACACCCCCGGCGATCCGAATTGGAGCGGCCGGGATCACTGCCTCCGGCGCATCAAGCGCAACGGCGAACTCAGCACCGCAAAGGATAATATTTGTTCCTGGCCCATTTCTGCATTTGTGAACAGCCGGGACAAGCGGGCCGCCGCCAACGAGTGGAACCGGGAGCACGCGGAAATTGAAATCAAGACCTTCCCCCACACGGAACACATTGCCGCCTATTTTGCAAGCGAGGCGGACAGCCTGGACGCAACGATCAAGCGCTATACATGGGACTTTGGCGAGGACTGCCAGACCGTCAAGGACACGAAAGAAACGCAAGCCTTTTACCGCTCCGTTGCTGACGGTCTCCGGGCTGAACAGCCCACCGCCGCCACCGCACAGACCAGCGCAGCAGCCACCGAACAGCCAGAACAGCAGCCAACCGTCACCGGCGCAGGCGCAGAAGCGCCCGCAGAACAGCCGGAGGCCACCATTACAGAACAGGTAGAACAGGCAGAACAGCCTACCCCGGAAAATCGACCTGTTACGGTCCCGACCTATTACGAGATCAGCGAGGAAACCGCCCGGAACGCTCACTATTGCGTCCACATGAGCGACTACAAACCCGGCAGCGCCACGGCCAGCTATCGAAATTCCGTGAACAAAGCCGCCCAGATGGTAGAACAGCAGAAGGCCCGCGTCAGTGCTTTTTACCATGACAAGCTGGACGCCCTGCTGAACAGCTACGCCCGCCGCCTTGCCCAGTGGACGAACGATTACAACCGCAACCAGGCCAGCTATCCCAGCCAGTTTATCGCCGGGGCGGGCAACTTCAATATGCGCAAGCACAACCGCCAAATGGCGCGGGAGGACTCCCTGTGGGAGGAATACCGGCAGATTGAGGCGATTCTGGACAAGATCCGCAGCGTCGGCACCGGCCCGGTAGACCTTGCCGACCCCCACGCCCGCGAAATGCTCACCGAGCGCCTGAACAGCCAACGCCAGATGTTGGAGGACGCCAAAACCGCTAACGCCTATTACCGCAAGCACAAAACGCTGGAAGGCTGCCCCGGTCTCAGCGAGAAAAACCGCGCATGGCTGACCCGCCCCGGTGTGTTCGCCTCCGGTGACGGCTCCCCCATCTCCCTGTACGGCTCCCCCTTCCCCGCTTACGAGCTGTCCAGCCTCCGCGGCAAGATCGAGCGGACAGAACAGCGCCTCGCGGAGCTTGACCGCAGAGAACAGCAGGCCGCCCAGCCCCAGACCGGCACCGCCTTTGACGGTGGCCAGATCGTCCGCAATATCGACCTGAACAGACTCCAAATCCTCTTTGACGCCATCCCCGACGCCGACACCCGCGCCGCCCTGAAGCAAAACGGCTTCCGCTGGTCTCCGAAAAATCAGGCATGGCAGCGCCAGCTTACCGACAACGCCGAACGCGCCGCCCGTCAGGTTCTCCGCCTTGCCTGAACAGCGGCAAAAACCCCCTTGGCACACCCTGCTACAATGAAATTAAGAACTGAACAGACCGCCCCGGAGGTCACGAGGGCAGAAAGGACAACCCCATGTTTATGGTTTACTTCAAAGGCCCCAGGGACAAACAGCATAAGCCCATGAGCCTGAACACCGGCGAGCTGTTTAATCGCCTGGTTTATGCGCCCGTCTACAATGACGATCTTCTCCCCGCCGTGAAGTCATGGATCGACCTGAACAAAAAGAACGCCCCGGATTGTTCAATCCAGTGCCGCGTCCCCGGCACCTCGAAGATCCTATACGCCTGAACAGCCGCACAGAAAGGAGAATACCATGTACTTTCTCGAAAATTACCGCGGCTTTGGCGTATACCTGACTGGAGCGGGATATATCGCCCGTAACCGCGAAAGAATTTTAACCGCAAAGACCTACGCCGAAATGATCCAGTGCATCAACCTCTGGACCTGCTGTTGAAAGGAGCGCAACCATGAAAACCGCCGGATATTGGGAGTGCAGAAACGAGATCATCGCCGCGCGCCTTCCCACCCCGCACAAGTACGAACCGTTTACCGAGCTTTTTGACGTGGACAAGCTCGACGCCATCCGTGACAAATACGGCGTTGACCTTTACCGCGAGTGCTACGCAGACGTAGCCCGCGAGGTCATGGCCACCGCAAGAAATGAACAGAAAGGAGCACATACCCATGTTGAACACTGAACAGGCCCTCACCCGCGTTTTGCAGATCGTCCACGCGCTGGACGAGGACGAAGCCGCCATTTATAACGCTGTCAGCAAGAACCCCTATGAATGGAAAAGCGCCGTCGGCCCCATCCCCCAGCTGTATTTCTTAGAACAGGATCTCCGCCGCACGTTGGTGGAGGAAGCTGCCGCCAAGTCTGGCAACCGTTCCGCCTTTACCGCTGCCCGCCGCATCTGCGACGCAGCCGTGCGAACGAACAGCCACCGCCCCGCCGAACAGGGCTTCTGGATCGACGAGGAAGGCAAGCAGTGCGTCTGCGACGGGTACCGCGGCTTCCGTCTGAACAGCCCCATGGAGCTAACCGCCGCGCCGGAACTCAGCGCGGACGGTTTCCGGTTCAACCTGGCGCAGATCATCGCCCCCATCCGCAAGAACACCCTGCGCCTCACCCTTCCCACTGTGACAAAGGTTCGGGCGCAAATCAAAACGGACCGCGCGGAATGGGCCGCTAAGCGCCGCCGCAGGGGTGAGACCTTCAAAGCCAGTTATGATTTCGGCCTTGGCCTCCCCAGCGTCGATGCCAACTATCTGATCGACTTCCTTCAGCTGTTCCCGGACGGCGAAGCGTTCACCTCTGAACAGAAGCCCTATATCACCCCCATCTATTTCCGGTCCGCCAACGGTGAAGGCATTCTCTGCCCTGTCCGCAAGGCCGCCGAAGCCGCCGCCTGAACAGCGGCGCAGGAAAGGACATTTTTATGATCGCATATCTGGAAACGCAAAATCGCTACGGCGAGAAAGAACTCTGTGCGCTTGTTGATGGCGTTGAAATCGCCAGAATCACGAAAACAGAAAATATGGGGAAGCCGCAATATTGCGTCGGCATTACATGGGAGCGTGAGCGCTCGGAGTTTTTAGGGTGCGCCGCCACCATTGCCGGAGCCAAAAAGCTGATCCGGCAGTGGGGTGAACAGCACCTCACTGAGGTTTCCCAGAGGACCACCGGGCAGGATGTGAAGCGTCTCCCTCAGTTTTCCGACACCGGTTTTTACCCCACGCCCTCCAAGCTGGCTGGGCGGATGCTGGCAGGCGTCCGTTGGAAGGATGTTACCGCGATTTTGGAACCGTCAGCCGGAAAGGGTGATTTGGCGGATGCCGCCCGGAAATTCGTCGAGGATTACCACAATGACCGGAAGGTCTGCGTAGACAAGCGGGAACCGTATATCGACTGCGTAGAGATCGACCCTGATCTTGCCTTTATCCTGAGGGGCAAAGGCTATCCCGTGGTCTCCGATGATTTCCTGACTTTCCATACATTCAAGCAGTATGACCTGATCCTCATGAACCCACCCTTTGAGAACGGAGATGAACACCTGCTCAAAGCGTTGTCGCTTATGGAACGCGGCGGCCAGATTGTTTGTCTGTTGAATGCGGAAACCATCCGAAACCCCTACACCAACCGCCGAAAGGTCCTACGTCAGAAGCTCTCAGAGTACAATGCAAAAATCGAATTTATCGAAAATGCGTTTGCCCACGCCCAGCGGAAAACCAATGTGGAAATCGCCATGATCTTCGTTGACATTCCCTACCCAAAGCCGGAGTCCGATATTTTTGAGCATTTAAAGCGTTCTCGTGAAGAAACATACACCGCTGCGGATGGCCCAACCGCCTTGGCGTCTGCCGACTGGCTGCAAAACATGATTGATGGATTCCAGTTTGAGGCAGAACTGGGGAATAAGCTGATCCGGGAATATCAAGGTCTCCGTCCCTACCTGATGAACGGCAGCACCACCTATGAAAAGCCACTTCTGGAACTTACTTGTTCTGAAAAGGGGCGTGGAAATGACGCTGGACTTCCTAACGTTTATCTCCGGGCACTTCGCGGCAAGTATTGGCGTACTCTGCTGTCCCGCCCGGAACTCACTGGCAAAATGACCTCCGCCATGCAGCAGGACTATCAGGAAAAAATCGAAACCCTTTCCGCCTATGACTTTAGCCGGTACAATATCGAAACCGTCATGCGCGAGATCGCCTACCAGCTTACACGAGGCGTGGAAGAATCCATTCTGAATCTCTTTGAGACCTTCACGGCGAAACACGCCTGGTATCCTGAGTGTGCCAACAACATCCACTATTACAATGGCTGGGCCACCAACAAGGCCCACAAAATCGGCATGAAGGTGATTGTCCCGGCTTCCGGCTGCTATGCCGACTCATGGCGCGACGAAAAGCTGGACACATACCGGGTCAATTCCATGATCTCCGACTTGGAGCGCGCTATGAACTATCTGGACCGTGGCGAAACTTACTGCCATATCCCGGTAGACGGGGCTGTTCGCCTCGCAAATGGCGTCAACAGTAATAAGGCATCCTTCACTTATTTTGACTGCGTTTTCTATAAGAAAGGCACTTGCCATATCAAGTTCAAGCCTAACGCAGTTCGTATCATTGACCGCCTGAATATCTTTGCCGGTCAGCACAAAAACTGGCTTCCCCCTGTCTATGGAAAGAAGCATTATCAGGACATGACACCGGAGGAACAGGCAGTGATTGACGAGTTTCAGGGCGAAGCAGCTTACGAGTCCGTATTGTCTGACCCGTCTATGCTGATTTCCGCTGGGGACATTGCCCTCGCCGCCCTTCCGTCCTCCAATCCATGAAAGGAACCGTCCCATGAATTATAAAGCCATGAAGTACAACGCATTGATTGATGATCTTGTTTCGCTTGCCAAAGATTCGCATGATTTCCGGGAGTCTATTGTCTGCACGGAGGCGTCAACAACCATCAGGCATCTTTCCAACGAAAACGAACGGCTTACGATGGAGCTGAAGCACATGGAAGAAGCCGCCGCAAGCGCCAAGTCTGAAAAGTTCAGTCTGCAATCTTTTATCCTTGCAAACCTCGTTCCCCCGAAGCAGCAGGTATATATATGCGAATACGCCGGTGAACAATACTTAAAAATGGCTTGGCTCGGCCCGTTTTGCGCGATTCCAGATTCTTATTCTCACCGCACCGTGGAACGGGTTTTTATTCCAATCACCGAAGCGCCGCTGGATTGTTTTTGTAACCTTTGCTTTGCCTTGGCCCCGGAATCCTAAAGCCCCTATCCCCAACAACATTTGATTTTTACAGGAGGATGAATCGGAAATGCAAAAAATTGTTTTGAACGGCATGACCTTTGACGGCGCATCCGTCCTTCGGGCCGTGGAGCAGGTGGACCTATTACCCTGTGGCGGTGAAGGTATGACCTGGAATCCGTGGCAGATCGCAACCCCGGAGGAATATGCCATGCGCCTTCAAAAGATCAATTCGGCGCACTGGGATGCGCTGGATGTTGGCGAGATCCAGCCGGGTCCTTGTCTCTCTGCGCGGGAGATCGTCAGAGGCGGATGGAAGTTTTTATATCAGGTCGATGGACGTGGAGACTGGCAGTCTCAATGCTTTACTGTATGTGAAGCGGTTCTTAAGAAGTCCTAAATGTCAAAAACCCCCTTGGAGGGGTATCGTATAATAAAATCAAGGGCGAGATAGACGCCGCCCTTGCTTTCCATCTTTCTATCTTCCCTCACGCACGGCGGCTGCCGGCCTACCCAACGGCAGCCGCCAAACTCCAAACAGCATGGGCGAAAATCGTGCGGACACGGCGCAGACTCACACCCTGCGCGAACAGGGTTTTTGGCTTGTCCTCTGTTCTCCCGGTTCAACTCCGGTTTCGCTCACCAGCGGTGCGGATGCCGCACGTAGTTATCTCCTACCTTCCAAGCGTGGCCCGTAAGTACACGCTCGCCGTTCTCGGAGCGGTGCCCCGGTGCAACCCCGGCAGGGCAGCAACGCGGATATAGTTCATCGGCAGAACGGCGGCTTCCCAAGCCGCGAAGGTGGGTTCGATTCCCATTATCCGCTCCAAGGGTGCACGAGCAGCGCCCTGCATGGATCGCAAAGCCTCCTGAATGTGTATGACAGCCCGGAAAGACGGGCCGCCACATCACCCGCCATGGCGCAAACAAGGCGGGTCTATGCAGATGTCCAACCGGTGCTTTTGTCCTTTCCACCCGGTAGCCGGGGACCTCTCCGGCCATCTGCACCATGCCCTCCCACATAAGAGGTGGTTACTCTATAAACCGTAGTGGGCATGAAACCTCCATATCTGGCAGTGGAGTCGGCGGGTTGATACAGCCGCTATCGGGACGGTATTCTCGGAGAATCTGAGCGACATGACCGCCGGGAAAGTCCGGCATCTATACGCAGACGTCCAAGCCGCGGCCGATCACGCGGGGAGTTGGGGGCATCTCCAACCGTCTGCACCATGGCGGGGAACGTTTCGGGTGATGCGTCTCTGCCAGTGCTCCCCAAAAATATAAGCTGCGGCCTGCAAAAGCAGCTCGTCTCCGGCAACTGGTACTTGCCTTTGACGCCCCGGTGCAATTCCGGTTGGGCATAGGACCCCTCGCACCTCTCGTCCAGGGTTCCCTGACGAAGTGTCCCAGAGGGGACATTTGCAGACGTAGCTCAGTAGGTTAGAGCACCCCCGAAATGGGGAACGATGCAGGTTCAAATCCAGCCGTCTGCACCACATCCAGCGCCGTGAGAAGTACAATCACAAACGGGTTGCCCGGAGATGGGCGCGGCAGGGCAACAGAAACGTGTACCTATGGGGGCCAACCGCAGGCAGCCGACACGCAGCGGTGACAGTCTGGAAAGACAGACAAACATAGGGGTGTAGCCAAGCGGTAAGGCAAGGGACTTTGACTCCCTCACGCGCTGGTTCGAATCCAGCCATCCCTGCCATTGAAATTTTAGGAAAGGAGGATGTCCCATGAACAAGACTGAATTGATCGCCGCCGTTGCGGAGCGCACCGGCCACACCAAGCATGACACCGCACTGCTGGCCGACACCCTGTTTACCGTCATCGAGGAATCCCTGATCGGCGGCAGCGAGGTCAAAGTCCCCGGCTTCGGCAAGTTCGCCGTGAAGCACCGGGAAGCACGGGTGGGGAAAGACCCCCGCACCGGCGAGGAAAAGGAATTTCCCGCCAAGACGGTTGCGGTGTTCCGCCCCGCAAAGCCCCTGAAGGACGCCCTGAACGGCTGATACCCCCATTTCGTAAATCGCCCACAGAAGCCCTGTAAGCGCCCCTTGAGTTTCGTGGGACAGTTTTCAGCCCCTCGCCTCTCTCTTATCTCTCAGGCCGCTTGTGGGGCCGTCAGCGCAAGAATTTTAATCAAGACCATACTCATACCGAAAAAGGGGGAACGGTTTCCGTTTTGGAAAAGGTTCCTCCCTTTTTTATCTCGACATTCCATGCAAAAGCGCCTATAATTTCCCCATAAAAAGGAATTACACCACTAAAGGAGATTTTTACGATGAAGATTATGAACCCCGCCGCCATGAACCGATACAACGCCTTGCGGGAGGCCGCCGGTAAGATCGACCGTCTGGTCCCCCAGGTCCGCTTGCTGGACCAGCCGCCCCACGAGAACCGGGAGAACGCCTCCGTTGCGCTGGAATTTCCCACTCCCCTTGTGGTTCTTAATTCCACCATCCGGCAGGCCCTCTCCTTCCTGTTCTGCCAGTGCGACACCGTGCAGACGGACAAGACGGACCGGGGCATCTGCTTCACCTTTACCGTCTCTGAAATCTGGATCACGGAGGAAACCACATGAACCTGAAAACCAACGTCACCCGCCGGGACTTCGCCTTCAGCGTCACCGCCGAGACCAAGGCGGGAGAACTGCGGATGTTCGATCATACCGTTGACGCCGAAAGCGAGGAAGCCGCCCGCCTGCTCCTGATCTCCTATCTGGAAAGCCGTGGCATGGAACTGGTGGAGGCCCGTCTCACCGGCACGGAATAACGAGGTACACTGCATGAGTAATCAAAACGCCGACATGAAAGCACTGGCCGATAACTTCTGGAATAACTACTTTCGACCCAAGGTGGCGGATGCCACCCGCTCCTGTCTCCGTCTGGAAAAGGCAACCGTGAAAGCGGCCCCCAGCGGCGGCACCGTGGCCGTCCAGCTTCCCTTTGACGAGACCGTGCTAAACCTGCCTTACGCTTCGTCCCTCTCCGGTCTCACCGTCGGACAGGCCGTCTGGGTGGGCATCCCCTACTCCGACCTATCCAACGGCGTTGTGATGTTCGACGCCACTTTCCAGAACCTTTAAGCAAACACCTTGCAACCTCTAAGCAAGTTCTAAGCAAGATTTAAGCAAGTTGTAAGCGAGTTAAAAAGCAAAGCCGCCCACCCGGGCGGCTTTTCCCTTCGCCGCTTGACTTCTCTTGCAAAATGCGATATGGTCAAATCATCAGGAATTTGGGAGGTTTTTGATATGGCACTGATAAAATGCACCGAATGTGGCAACATGGTCAGCGACAAGGCGGACCGCTGCCCTCATTGCGGATGCCCTGTCTCGATCATCCTTGGCGAATCCGAAAAAGCACCAGAAAAACCGCTTGCGGAGGAACCGGCGCAGAGTCCTGCCCCTCCCCCGAAAGTATCGGCCCCCGCAGTGGACCCGGAGCCGCAAGCCGCGCATGATAAAAAGGTTCAGCAAGGGTTTATTTTTGCAATGTGCCTGGTTGTTCTCTGCATCATTGGCGTAATGGCGACTTCCGCAAATCAACCGGTCCCCGCAAAAAGCCCCACCACCCCAACCACGCAGACCAGCGGACATTCCTCAAAACACACCCCGTCCTCGTCCTCATCTTCGTCCTCCGGCAGCTCCTCTACAATCAATACCGCCCGCCATTCCGACGATGACGCCTTTTACTGCGCGACGCTGATCGTAGAGGACTATCTGAAAGCCCCGTCCACCGCAAAATTCTGCAAGCTATCGGACGCCACCGTTACCCATTTGGGAAACGGCGAGTATATGGTCACAGGCTGGGTGGATGCGGAAAACTCCTATGGAGCCATGATCCGCAGTGATTTTGTTGTCACCTATACCGCCACCGAAAAAGGCTTTAAAAACGGGAACGCCATTATCGGATAACGATTGAAAAAGACCGCCCTTCCGGGCGGCCTTTTCTTTGTTCCGACTCTTGACTTTTGCCAGACAAAATGCTATGATACTTATGCCAGACAAAATAGGAGGTGATCGTCCCCATGTCTGCCGCAAAGCTGGGCCGTCCCACAGACAACCCCCGCCCTCACAAAATCAGCATCCGGATCAATGACCGCAGCCAGCAGATTTTAGAAGCCTACTGCCGGGAGCAAAATGTCACGAAAACGGAAGCCATTGAGCGCGGGATCACCCTGCTGGCGACCGCCAAACCGATATAAAAATTCCCCATGCTGCTCTATCTTGCCGGACGGACAGCATGAGGAAAACGGCAAATATCCGCAGGGACTCGCCAAATTCATTATGGCGCGGGCCTTGTGAAAAGTCAAGTATTCTGTCAAAAAGCCCCTTGTCTGCGGCTGGTACAATAAAGATAGAATACAGGAAAGATCAAGGAGGAATCCCAAATGCTCAAGAGTTACTATTTTGACGCGGCGGCCCACGAACCGCCCTCCCCTGCCGCAGTCAAGGCGTTCACCCGCGCCCTGCCCCTTGGCAACCCCAGCGCCCTTCACGCCTGCGGCGTTGCCGCAAAGATCGCCTTGGAGGAAGCCCGCGCCTCCATCGCTCAGGACCTGAACTGTCTCCCAGAGGAAGTCTACTTCACCAGCGGAGCAACGGAAGCCTGCAACTGGATGATGAAAAGTCTGAGCGCCTACACCGGCAAGCTGACCTTTCCACGCCTTTACGAGCACCACGCCGTTCTGGAATATCCCCCCGTGGATCATCCCCACCGCACGGACCGCACCGGCTTCACCCACATGATGGCCAACAATGAGACCGGCGAGATTTACGACATTCTTTCCATGCGGCGCAACGCCCCCAACGCTTTGTTCGCTTGTGACGCGACTGCGGCTGTGGGCCAGATTCCCGTGGATTTCAAGGCCCTTGGCGTGGACTATCTGGCTTTCGGCGCGCACAAGTTCGGCGGCATCTCCGGCATCGGCTGTCTGATTGTCAAGAAAGACACGCCCCTGCTCTCCATGATCCGCGGCGGCGGTCAGGAATGGGGCAAGCGCGGCGGCACCGAAAGCGTGGCCCTCGCCTGCGCTATGGCAGCGGCTCTCCATGAGCGGACAAACAAAATGCTCATCGGAATGAAGCGGATCGCCCGTTGCCGGGATCTGCTCATTACCAATCTGTTTAGGTTCGTCCCGGATACCTATGTCAACGGCCCCTATACCCCCGGTGACGTGCTCCTCCGGCTCCCCGGCAACGCCAACCTCTCCTTCCTTGGCGTGGAATCTCAGGCCCTTGTCATGGCCCTGTCTGCGGAGGGCGTGTACGCTTCCTCCGGCTCCGCTTGTACCAGCGGGGAGGCTGACGGCAGCTATGTCCTCCGGGCCATGGGCTACCCCGCCAACCGCGCCCGCTCCGCCGTCCGTTTCACCCTCCCCTATACCGTCACCGAGGATGATGTGCTGGGCGCCGTCCCTCTGATCGTCAGCACCGTGGAAAAACTCCGCCGCCTGACCCCCACCCCCTGATACCCGCCTGTTTAACTGGAAAGGACTGATTTTATGGGAAGAACCTCTGCGCAGGAGCGCCGGGTCATGTCGGCCTTAGACTCATGGCTCCGCAACGTGCAGGCCAGCGGTGCGGCGGAGCGCACCGTCACCGCCTACGCTGCCGTCACAAACAGCTTTTATTCCTTCCTCGTGGAAAGCGGCCTTTCCACCGAGGAACCCACCTTCACCACCATGCAAGCCTACCGGGATCACCTCTTTGACCGGGGTCTCTCCCCTGTCTCCGTCCGGTATCATCTGGTGGTCCTTCGCTCCTTCTTCACCTACGCCAGCTCCCCGGAATTGGGCGATGATCGCTTTTATGAGCAAAACCCTGTTTCCCTCTACCTGATGCCCTCCCTCCGCAAATTGGGAAAGCGCCCCTATGACGTGCTGCTCACCGATGAGCAGGTCTGCAAGCTCTGGCGGGATTCCCCCGTCCGCACCACCCACCCGGAGAACTGGCCCCGGAATTACGCCATCGTGATCCTGCTGCTGACCACCGAACTGCGCAACGCCGAACTGCGGGCCTTGACCCCGGCGGACATCGACTTGGAGGACGCCGCCCTCCGCGTGGAACACGGCAAGGGCGATAAATTCCGGGTGGTGGACCTGCCCGACATCGCCGTGGTGGCCCTCCGCCATTACCTCGCCAGCGGCATCCGCCCGGATGATCTCCCGGATACCGCCCCCCTGTTCGGCACCCTCCGTTCCGGGGAATGGAAGGCCGGCACAAAACAGTGGCTTTCGGAGCTGGTGGAGCGTCACGTCCGCTCCGTCACCGGCGTTCCTGACATCCGCAGCCACGATCTCCGCCACGTCGGCTCCCGTCTGGACCTCAATTCTGGTATGCCCGAAAATGAACTGCAAGCCAAATTGGGTCATGCCAGTCCCATCACCACTCAGCGTTATTCCGGGCGGCTCATGGATCGTTCTGGGCGGAAAAGCGCCAAGAAGGTCTTTGCCGAACGGGACTTGCAAGCCAAGCGCAGTGCCGACAAACTTGCCTCCTTTTCCGCCTGATTCCCAGCGTTCACCCTGAAACCAAAACACACGTCCGTGCGTTCCGATCGCATGGGCGTGTGTTTTTATCGTGCGTTTTACGAAAGAAAGGACAATTCATTATGATTTACGGCTATATCCGCGTCTCCACCGACAAGCAGACCTTGGAAAATCAGCGCCATATCATCCTCAATTACTGTGAAGTGAACGGGCTTCACATAGACGGCTGGATCGAGGAAACCATCTTTGGCACCAAAGCCCCGGACAAACGAAAGCTGGGCCAGCTTCTCCGCCATGTCCAGCCGGGAGACACCATCCTCTGTTCCGAGATTTCCCGCCTTGGCCGCAGCCTGTTTATGGTCATGTCCATCCTCTCCCTCTGCATGAGCAAGCGCGTCAGCGTCCACACCATCAAGGACGGCTTTGACCTCAGTGATGATCTCCAATCCAAGGTCCTCGCCTTCGCCTTTGCCCTTGCCGCCGAGATCGAGCGTCAGATGATCTCCCAGCGGACGCGGGAAGCGCTGGACCTCCGCCGCAGTCAGGGTGTCACCCTTGGACGTCCCAAGGGCGCTCTGGGCAAGCACACGAAACTGTCCGACTATGAATCCACCATCCGCGTCCTGATCGAGCAGGACAATTCCTATGCGGAGCTGGCCCGACTGTTCCATGTGGACCGCTCCACCATGAAGCGTTTCTGCGACGCGCGGGACATCAAACGCCCCTTTTCCCGCAACGCCGCCGGGTTCATTTCCGATGTTGCGGGATAACCCCCTCTATTTCGCCCGGAAACGCCCTCAGATGCCTTCTGATGCTTCCCTATCACCGTATATCCCCTGACCCGTCCTCACCCTCCTGCGCCCACCCCTGCCCCCGCCGTTGCCGTTTATCGGCCGTTTGGACGCAACGCAAAAAGGAACGCACGGTCAATCCGTGCGCTCCACGTACAGGGCTTCCGCTCTGCGCTGTGCGTCCAGCAGGTCTGCTTTCAGCCGATCCAGTTCTTCAATGGCTTCCGTAATGGCGTGAAACAAGCAGAGGTATTCCGGGGTCAGATGCTCCATATCGTCCCCTCCTTTCTGCGGTCAGTGTACCACGTACACCGTGTCGAAAAAGCGGGAAATCCGGCGGTGAGCAGAAAACTTTTTTCATCAACCGTTGCGCCTAAATGGCCGATAGTTTGGAGGTGGCGTAATGGCTTACGAAAAAACCGTGTGGGCCAACGGTCAGGCCCCGGCGCTGGATGCGGAGCATTTGAATAAAATCGAACAGGGGATCGCGGATGCGGTCAGCACCACGCCGCAAAATCTTAGTAGCGTGCAGCAACAGCAGGCGAGAGAAAATATTTTTGCCGCTCCGGCAGATAAGTTTCCGTATTTTTCCGTTGACACGGGGACTACTATGGAAAAAACATTCGAAGTATCCACAAATTGGAGGACATATCTTGTTATCTCAACTTATTACGAGAAGCTTGGTATATGGATGGTTTTGCCAAGTGGGAGCGTAGTTATTCCAATTGTTGACAATTCTGCTGTCACGGTAACTTGTGAACCCGGTAAAATTCATACAAAGGGCGCTCAGGTGGTCACAATAATTTATCTTGGCAATTCTTGAACTTGCTTAACTTAGTTGACGGTTTAGCTTCGGCGAATGGAAAATGGAAGTGGCTGATTCGATGAACTTTTGCGTATGCTGCGGAGCCGTTATTCCAGAGGGGTTGCAAGTATGTCCCATCTGTGAAAGGAAATGGCCTGCGTTTTGAAGAAAAGACCGGAGGAAAACCCTCCGGTCTTTTAAAATTCTGGCCAACGGCGCTCGCAAATTGGACACACTTGACGGCCTTCGGGGATGATTGCCCCGCAGCAGATACAGTATTCCATGTATCACCTCAGACGAACTTCCCGTTCTTAATAATAGCGTTTATTCCGTTTCTTTCGTTATATGTCCCGCCTAACGTATCTGGAACGCTGTTCCCCAGCATTACCAGTCCGCCTTGATAGAGATAGATTCCGACGCCGTTACCACTGTAATCGCTTTCTGGATTTTCGCCGATGACACTAATGTATCCCCCTAAATAGGTATGAACCGCAATATCCAAATTAAGGAAAGCGCAATTCATCAGCACAATAGATGAATTATACAATGCACTCACGCCATTCCCCCTGTTAGATGCTGCGACGTACCCGTTAAAAGAGCATTCAGTCACTCCCATGTTGCTGTTATTGCAAACGATGCAATATGTGTTGGTCGTCGCCCCATCGCCAAGCGTCCATTTCAGTTTTTCCATATATACCGGTACGCTGCAATTTTCTATGGAAATATCTTTTGTGAAAACACAATCGCCCCAATTGGCTGCACGGAGAGTGATGCTTCCGCAACCGTAGAAGCCTTTCATATAAACGACCTGCGAACACGTTCCGTTGAGGGTGATGACATGATTCTCAGTTAGCAGGCGGGGAAGGGAATCGAGGTATGCCTGCAATTCCGATGCGTTCAGGCTTTTAGACACGCTCCCCACCGAGTTTGCTTGTACCATAACATCAACGCCAGCGATCCCCTGTTCGATTTTATTCAAATGCTCCGCATCCAGCGCCGGGGCCTGACCGTTGGCCCACACGGTTTTTTCGTAAGCCATTACGCCACCTCCAAACTATCGGCC